AAATTACAAGATTCATACCAATAATCCAAGGTTGTGCCTTATGAATCTTGTTAATATTTTCTTCACTCCAATACTCTTTCCACCACTTCATTACATTCTCCCCTATGAAATCCTTCAGGTTCTGTCTTATGTATCCAATCTTTTAGTCTTGAAACATATAGCCTTAGCAAATCTGCCTGGTTCAGATGAAAGGTATCTTTACTTTCAAGATACAACTTATTATGGAGATCGACCCCATCTAAGCACTTCTTTATTATAGGGTTCCAGGGTTCCCTAAAAGAAGTATTCCATTCTCTTGGCATATATTTACTTTTTCTTACCTCCGTTCTTAGCCTTCTTGGCCGTCGCATTGCCCTGGTTCTGCTTCTTGTTGTTCGCAGTCCCCTTCTTGCCCTTGTTCGCGGACTTGGACATCTTCTTCTAGTTCCTTAAATGATAGGCGTAGAATATATATGACGCAATATAGCGTAAAAATAAGTCCGCAACCAAGAAGGATGATTACGGACCAAACAGGATCGTTTAAATTTTCATGGGTTCTTAGAAGCAATTCCATTTAAATACTCCTTTTCCGTTTGATAAGGAACAACTTTTCCAGTCTTAAGTTCCCATGCACTAATTAATTCTGGTATCAACCACTCATCTATACGAGAGCAATGCTCCCAGTTAGCAGGGACAGTAGTACAAGGAATAACTACCGTAGACCAAAAAGAAACTACATAATTTAGAATTGTAAGCATCATTATTCATCTCCACTTTTTATGATTTATAGAAGTATCATTCCAATCATTACCATCTGCCCATGGAGAAATGATACGAATATCATCAAGACCTTCTATATCAGACTTTTTGATTTCTGTTGCTGGTTCCTGTTTCTCCCCTTCATCCCAAGTTTTTATAATCTCATTGACTTGCTTATCCACGTCACTCATTTCCATATCAACTTTACCTTGAACCCACATAGTCCATAACCACTCTATAAAACCTAGAGCAAGATGGTTGATGGGAAACTTTTGTTCGTTTGCCCACCTTTTACTCTTTGTATACCAGTTGTCTTCTCCACCCCAATAATACTTAAACTTGTGCTCCATTAGTCACAGTCCTTCATCATCGTAGCAACTTCACCACCGATCTCAGCACCAGTGTTTCCACTGAACATTGCTACCCATCCCGCAGCCAACCAACCAATATAAGGAATGCCACTAAACATTGGGGCAGCAGAAGCACCAATACTAGTTCCAACCAATCTACCTGCATTTTCGCCACCACCTTCCGCCTTGATACACTCTATCTTTTTGGCAGTCAACTTTCCCACTTCACCACCCTGGAGATGCGTCGCTCCATCCATAGTGTACTGTTCCTGTTGGATTATTTTAGTATCTCCACCAATACCAAAGAAACCATTTTTCTTCACAATAACCTTATCCTTACCCATCACTTGAGGATCATTGGCACGGTATTGGATACGATATCCATCCTTATGAGCATCTACCTGATAGGCAGTATAATCACCAACAGGTAAGTTAATGATTGGAAGTTGACTTCTATTTAATAGGTGTCCAAGAACACCTAGATGTGCAACACCAAAAACGGTCCCCACAGTGAGCACTGCCCACTTAAATGAAGACCGTTGAGGTTTAATTACAACTGGTTGTGGTTCTTCAGAACCAGGCTTTTTGTTGACCATAGATCATACCGTTGGCATAATAGGTGGTTCACCATCGTTCTTAGGAGCAGCAGTTGCAATTTGAATTGGTGCTTGCTCAATACGGATAGTTTGTGCTGGAGCAGTCTGTGCAGCAGCTGCAATGAGTTTCTCTAGATCTGCCTTGGAGACACCGCCACCACCACCCATCTTCATTGTTCCATCACCAGACTTCTTCGCAGTCTGAACACCGAAAGTAGCTAAAACTCCAGTAAAGACTGATGCAATAAAAGTAGGATCAAGTTTCTGCTCTGGAATACCAAGTGCAGCAGGAAGTTTAATATAAGCAAGAGTCAAAATACCACCAGACCAGATAAGGATACCAAGTCTAACCATAGTACTGATTGCTTCCAACTGACCTTCATGATCATCGGCAGCTGCTTTTATTTTACCAAATAAACCTTTTTTTTTCTCTTCTTCCTTAGAAACTTCTTTTACTTCTTCGGACATTCTATGCGAAACAAGGCACTCTTATTTAGGGTGCAAGTATTTCAACAGTGATATTTGCCTTTTGTATTTGATTGTATTTTTTACAAAGTTCCTCGCTTGAGGCGTGTTCCCACTTGTGTTTGGTTTCTTTTAACTGTTTTGTGTAATCTTCACCATCGTTATTTTGCATCTCAGTGGCAACGATGGTTTTGATTAACACATCTCTTGTTAAATGTGTCATACCTTTTAAATGCTTTCCAACAAAAAATTCAACATAATAAGTCAAGAAGTCTTCACAGAATTTCTCTTGGCTGGTTACCTGAAAATTTCAGGTGATATTATTTATTCAAAAATTGGTTTAACTGGTGGGTTCCATTCTTCCCTATGTGCTTTCATAACGTGCTTAGGGACACCATAGTATCCCATATGCATCCATACACAGTCAATATAACGAAGGTCTTCACGATCTGCGTCAAGGGTGTACATGTCGCAGTATTCGATGATATCTTGTGGAACTTCAATCCTTTTCCAAGTAATAGGTTCTTCAATAAAAAATGGAATCATTTAATAAAACCCTCCTCGCGCAACCACTTCTCAGTCAATGGTGTGGGTTTATAAACTTCCCACATAGTACCCGTTGCACATGCCTCTAGTGCTTGAGCAGTCATTCCTTCGGTCTTACCTGCCCACTTTGCTTCTGCCTCCCAGGGCACAGCAGACTTAGGATACACTTCCTCTACCATTTCACGCCAGATCTTAGGCACCTCTTCTTCTGGTTTAATGATGGCAATCATAGAGTTTTTGATTGTTCCTGCCATACAATCTTGTGCGGCGTGCCAACCCTCGTGACGCATTACTGTCATAAGCACATGAGGACGATGCACAAAGGCATCATTCAGATAAAAGTTATTTGATACGGTGTGATAGACACCACGGTGTCCAGGGGGGAAATACTTTTCGTGCCCTAGAAAAACCATAACTCCGATCTTATCAAGGGATACCAGCATCGAGTCAAACTCGTCAGCAATGATATCAAAATCAGAATTAGGAAACTCTTTACGAATATCGTCGATACTCTTGATTCGTCGGACATCTTTGGTGCATTCTCGTGTAATCATGCAACCCATAGAGTCCATAGTATAGAATCCTTTTTTTAACTTAGACTCGCCAGCAAAGACAGGCACAGAAACTAAGGAAGCGCCAAGGAAGGCGAGTAAAAGTTTTTTCATAATATTATATGAAGTATTTTTTATATAGTTGAATTGCTTCAGCGTGTTTTCCGCTTTCGTTCAACTGCTTGATTTTCTGTAGAATTTTACGCTTGAAATTAACCGATAGAATCTCCGCCATGATCTTCTCCTATAAATTCGAGAGAATAGATATCATGATCATCAATATCTGGATTAAGCCACTCGCTGAACTCTGACTGAATAGCGTGAGCATCTTCCACACATGCCAGTGGATCCTTGGATGGAAGTTCTAAAAGAGTGTGAATTCGATCAACTGCCCAGTCATGAGTCGTCTTAAGGGTTTGCTCCAAAGTTACCATAATCTTTTCGCATGTAGCGTCCTAGAATATTGCTATTGTAGTACGCGGGCGAACCGTCGTCAAGTGCTTCAATCAACACGTTATTTAGAAATAATTGCTTAGTTTCCTCATAGTTACACTGTCCCTTAGTAACATGAAGACTCAATATTTCTCTATTGAAATTCTCTTTGTTATATAATTTTACATCTTCTTTTAACTCAGGACAGGAACCGTAGTATTTTTTCCAATCAGATTCTTGCTTTACTTTTCTTTTCTTTCCTGGAGGTTTTCTAAACGACCAAAAATACTTTCTCCCAATGTACGATCGTCCGTTGTACTTATTGGTAATACGGTAAACAAAACCAAAGTACTCCCCAATATCATCAGTGTCAAAAAGTTCGCCATTATATCTCCAAGGATTTTCGTAACTCATACTATAGAATATTATGAGCTATTATTTATCATTTAACCCTAGCAAAGCGATTCTACTCAAATAATAGAGGTTTGTCAAGTTACCCTGAAATAAATAACAT